GAGAGCTCGAACATGGATGACAGGAGGTTGCTTGCATCTTTTCGGTCTTGCAGGGCTTCTCGCTCTTTCTCGGCTTTTGCCCTGAGTGTTGAGAAGTCGTTTTCAATTTCCTCAAGGTCGGTCTCAAGCTGCGTCTGATGCTTGCGTTGTTGTTTTAGTCTGAATTTGTTGAGCTTTTCTGTCACGGAAGCCAGGTTGTCTTCGATTTTCTGAAGCCTTTTCCTGTGCTCCTCTTCTTCTATCCGTGCTATCTCGTTCCATTTTTCCTGTTCCAGACGGGCAATCTCTGCGGCGGCTCTTTCTTCGAACCCGTTGTATTTGCTGTTGAACTGCTCGACTTCCTTGAGAATTGCGTCGTAGGCTTTGATGACAGACTCTTTTGCGCTTGATATGCCGAGGGATTCGACTACGGCTTTCTCGTTGAGTTTTGCGGATTTCCTCATGAGGTCGGCCCAGCGTTCCTCCGGTGACTTGCCGGACTTCTTCCCGGATGTCACTGGGTGGTCAGGGTCATAGCCGTCGGTCTCGGGTTCTGCCGTCCCGAATCCTCCTCCCTCTTTCATCTTGTTGTTGATTGCGGTGATGGCCTTCAGGCCTTCTTCCTCAAACACTTTCCAGAAGGTTGTCTTTTCCTTTTTTGCCTTCTTGATCTGGGCGTTGTACTGTTTCACGAGCGCTTCGAGGTCGCTTTTTGCATAGTTCTCCCATCCTTCCGGAAGGAAGTATTCCGCGTACGCGCTTCTTGCCTCTGCGATTTTGTCAAGGCGCGTTGCTTCGTCCTCCGCCTCCTGATAGTCTCTCTTTATTTGGTTGATCCGTTCGCCGAGCGTCTTTGTGTTCTGACTGTAAAGGGTCATCAGCTCCTTGTTGCGGGAATTGATGTTCTGGGTGATTCCGATATAGGTGTTGAATAGGCTTTCGAGTTTGTCTTGGTACGATTGGTCAACGCTCTCTGTCGTGAACCCGGCATAACCACGGCTTTCTCTATATTCGATTTTCTTTCCGTATGTTTTTCTGAAGGCCTCGTTGCCGTATCTTTTCATGATTTTGTTGATGGCGGCTTCCGCGTTGTCGCTGCCGGCAAGCTCTTCCATCACTTTTCCGAATATTTCGTCGGCAAGGGTGTTGGAAATACCTTCGTTACCCGTGATCATCTTGTTTATGACATTTCTTATCTCTTTCGTGGAGGATTCGAGCTTCGGTGCCATTTGGTCCATCATTTTGTCGAACGCCTCTTTGTAGCCTTTTGCGTTGTTCTGGTCGATGATGGCGCGGGTGACTGCCTTGTATGCCGCCTCCAGGCTGATGAGCTCGCCTTTCTCGTTGCGCAGGTTCTTCAGATAATCGCCGTAGCGGCTGTTTATCTCGCCCATGATCTTGTATTTCTCACGCTCTTCGAGGTTGGCGTTCTTCAGCGCGTTGAAAAGCAGAAGTGCTTCGTATTTTTCTTTTTCTATGTTCTCCCTGACCTTCTTCGCCTCGTTGGCCATCTCGCGGTGCTTCTTCACAATCTTGGCAATCTGCATGCCTACTTCTATGAGTATTGTCAGGATGAGCATCCAGTGGTGTTGGATGATGGAGAGGAAAGTGGTTTTTTTCTGCAGGGCTTCCTGTTTTTGCTTCTCCACGGTGATGCCCTTCTCTATTGTCCTTTCCCTCGACAGTGTGCCCTCCTGTTCCTTCATCAGGGCGAGACGTTCCTTTTCAAGGGCGGCAAGTTCCTCTTCGTTGGCCAGCAGTTTCTGGGCGAGAGCCCCTTGTGCTCCGCCCTTCTCCACAATCTGCTGGAGTATCGCCTTGTGTTCCTTCAGAACTTCCGCTTTCCTTTTCTCTGCCAACAGCAGTCTTTCAGCTGCGGCTGAACGTTGCTGGTCGAGCACTGCGCCTTCTTTTTGCTTGGCGGCGAGTGCCGTCGCCGTGGCGTTGCGCTCTGCCTCCAGTGCGTTGATCCGTTCGTCGATCTGCGCCTGCTGTGCTTTGAGCCTGTTTTCCTCGGCGGTGATGGCCGTCCTGCTTCCGGTGGGTCCAGTATATAGTCCTGCCAGGCGTTTTTCCGTCAGTTCCCTGTCTTTCGCCAGTTTTGCCAGCTCTCCCTCTTGGGCTTGCAGCTTCGTCTTCAGCGTCGCTTGCTCCTCGTTGTTGGCGTTGATGCGTTTAATGACGGAGAGACGTTCTTTTTCGGCGGCCTGAAGCTCTGCTTCGGCTGCATTTATGCTGTTCATCCTTGATAGTGCGCCGGCCTCCGTGTAATCCAAATCCCTCATCACAGCAACACGTTGCTGTGTCTTTTTGAAAATCTCGTTTTCCGTTGACAGTATGCGCTTGGATCGGTCCTCGCTGACCTTGTGGGTCAGGTTGTACTGCTTCTGCAGTGTCTTCTGGCGTTCCTTGGATTCCGACAGTTCCTTCTGTGCGGCTTTCATGGCATTGAATTCCTGCACTGGTCCGAGCTCGGTGAACTGCGCTTTCAGGCTGTCCCAGTTCTTTCGCACCTTGGCGATGGCGAGAGCACCCGCAGCGGCAATGGCCATCCATGCGTTCTCGGCGTGGTCCGTCACCTTGGACAACCACTTCACGACCTTCCCGCCGAACATCGTGTACTTGACGATGTAGGGGTACAGTTTCTCTCCGAGTTCGACACGGGCGTCGAACACGGTCTTCTTGGCTTTTTCCATCTGCGCCTGAAGTGTGTCGTTCATCACGGAATACTCCTTGTTCATTGAGGTTCCTTCCTTGATGGCTTTGTTGGCGGTTTCCTGCGCCTCCCTCACGCGGTCTATGTTGGTGGATAGCGCAAGTATCACCTGCGATGCTCTTGTCGCGTCCGCACCCAAATCCTTGAATATCGGGACAATGGACTGTACGTCCCCGATGTCGTGCAGTTTCTGTAGCACGGCGAGGAACGCCTGGTTGAAATCCTTGGCCATGAGGTCTGACAGTTCCTTCTCTCCCATGCCGATCATCTCGGCGAAGCTGCCTGTCTTCTTGATCATCTGCTGCATGATCTTGGTGACGGCCGTTGCGGACATCTCAGGTGCCTTGCTGTTCTGCGACAGCACGCTTCCGATGCCCGCCATCTGATCGAGACTCATGCCCGCGATGGAGGCATAGGAGGCTATGCGCATCAGGAACTTCTCGATCTGTCCTTCGTTGGCAGTGCTGGTCTTGCCGAGCTCGTTGATGACGGAACCGGTTCGGATCAGCGTCTCTTCGAGGCCGGCGCTCTCGATTTCCTTTGTGGTGCTCTTGAAGACCTGCGCAAGTTTTGTGACTTCTATGATGGCGTCAGTGCCTCCGAGCACGTCGCCCAATGCCACGTTGATCACGTCGGCGGCCTTGACAAATTCCAGCACATCCTCCTTGCCTTGCACGCCGAGTTTACCTGCGGCGTATGCAAGTTCGTTGAGTTCCTCGCGTGATGTGCGTGTGTCTATCTTGGTGAACTCTTTGTTGAGTTCCTGGACTTCCTGTCGTGACAGCATGGTGGTTTTGCGCACGCGCCCCATCGCGTCGTCAAGTCCTGCCATGTCGGAGGCAAGGTCACGGATTTTCTGAAGGCTGCGTCCGAGAAATTGCACGGTTTGAACTACGCCGGACAAAACCGAACCGATCATGCTTATCTGGTTCAGACGATCCTTGTTTCTCTCTGTCGAACTCTTTATCAACCTGTTTTCCCGTTCGAGTGCGTCGTTCATCCGTGATATTTCTGCCGCTTTTGCGTAATACTCTTGCGTTCCCTTGGCCATCTTATGCCAAGCAGCGGTCTCTTTCTTTATTCTGTCGGTCAACTCGTCGATGGATTTCTTCGCCTCCTTGTTGTTGACATATATGTTTACTGATCTTGTTGCTCCTTTTGCCATTTCTTCTGTCTATTATAGCTGTTATAGGTTGATACGTTTCACTCCGAATGTGTTCACGAGCACTTTGTCGCCGACATACTGAGCTGCCGTGTCGGCGAGTTCGTCTGCGTTCTTTTCCATTGTGTAGGAAATCCAGTCCGATTCGGTTCTCTTCCTGCGGTACGCGCGTCTCATCTTCCTTGGGTCTCGTGGCTGGCCGTTGCCTACTCCCCACTCTCGGAATATGCCGTGTATCGGTGGTTTGAACTCTGTGCCGAAGTACTCCTTCTGTTCGTGTCGCAGCTTGAATTTGTAGGCACCGCCGCCACGGTCCGACAGCTTGTACTCTGTCTGCCCTGCCTTTTTTCCTCTCTTGTATGTGTGAGGGGATTTCGGCTGGCCTTTAGAGCCCTTTCCCTTTGGGAAATTCTTTGCCTTGTTGCGCTGGATGGCCAGAACTTTCAGCGACCATTTCTTTGTCTGTTCGTTATATTCGGCCATGGTCATCACACGGCCGTCTATTTTCTGGGCGATGTGCCCGTATTTACCGACTTTCATTTTTCCTCCTTTCCCTTTCCTTGCTTTCGCGGATTCTCCTGTTTATCCAGCAGATGATGGTGGTGGCCTTGCTGTCGAGGAACTTGCGCTCCTCGTAAGCTAAGTCACCCATCAGCAGGTGGTGGGTGTCCGCCCATCCTGCCGACTGGCTCGGTGCCTGCGGTTTCGTGCTGTCGGTCTTCACCTGTTCGCCGTCAATGAAGGTGTCGTCCGTCGGAGGGAACAGGTGTCTGTTCTTTTCCTCTATGGAAGCCTTCCGCACAGCCCTGAAGTTCACGGCGAGTGCTGTGACCGTGAGGTCGTCGAGCCGTCCGATCCGGTTTGAGTTGCGTGAGAACTCTTCGTCCGAGAACGGTTTCTTCTTTCCCGTCAGCGGGTTTGCCGGACGGTACAGCACGGCGACAGCTTCGCGGTACATGCCTCTGAGCATGAATGTGTCGGCGTATATGAATTCCTGCCAGGTGACGTCGGACAGCATGTCGTCGAATCCGCGAAGCCTGCGCAGTCCTGCGCGCACTGTCGGAATCTTGTTGTCGCGGAACGATGGTGTGTCCTTGATGATGAATCCGAGGAGTCCCTCGCACATCAGGCATTTCTGCGCCGGAGGTATTTTGCGCCACATGCGCCTGCTTGTTCCGAAGATGCGTCTTGCAATCTCCAGCATGTTTTTCGTGCTTCCCGCCTGCAGGGTGCGGTATAGGCAGGCGAGTTTCAGCTGCTTCCCGCTGAGTTCCGCCCACATTTCAGGCACTTCGAGCCGTTCGGCTCTCTTCCCTGCTATGATGTTGAGCTCGACCATGCTACACTCCTTTCCAAAATGAGGATATTTCAAGTCGGTATCGAAGACCGGCCCATCGTTCCGGCAGGTTCTCCAACTGGTCGCACTGTGCATTGGTGACTAAGACGATGCAGCTTTCTGAGCGGTACAGGTCTATGAGCTTGCCAAGGATGTCGTCGCCGATGGTTTCGCATACGGAATATACGTTTGTCAGTTGGTCCCAGTCGTCGGTATCCTCGTAGCTGTCAACCACGGAGAATACTGTTTCGCGTCGTTTCCAAATTCCGTTCTTTTCCTCTTCGTAATCATTGGCGAACCCTTCTCCGACCACTGCGGGGAAGCAACAGTCGTTGCGCAGGCCTTCGTAGAACTCGTGTTCGTTGATCTCGCCCCGGAAGAAGTGTTTCTCACCCTCCTTCGCGCCTATGAGTTCATTTGTTTCTGCCTCGTGTTTGAGGAAGTCGTAGAAGTCTTTGATAGTGTCGTTTCTCATGCCATCACGAATTTGTGTCCGGTGTTGTCTCTTCCGCTGCGTGGGTTGTTGTGTCCGCGCAGGCGTTCGTATTCAGGGAAATCCGAGGCGTGTGCGTTAAGCCAGTCGATTGCCCTGGTCAGGTAGTTCTCTGCAAGCTGGTGGTATTTGTCCTTCATGCGCAAGGCCTCTTCCAGAGGAAGCTGCGTGATTTTGTTGCCGTCATTGTAGGCGTTGAACTCTTCGTAAACCATCCCGCGTTCGGTCGGGTTTATCTTTAATTCTTCGACGCAGTTTGCCACGGCTGTGTACACCAGGTATTTCCTGATGTCGTCGATGATCGGGGTGTATTGTGGGGCGTCCCGTCTTTCGATGATCGCTTCGGTAAGCTCACGGCCGATTCTGTGATGCAGGTTCAGCTCCTCGGCGGTCGCGCACCATCTGCTCATGCGGATGAACACCAGACGCGATTCGTTGATGTTGAAAATACGGTTGAACTCCGCAGTGCTTCGGATGATGTGGCGGCGGCTTTCAGCGTACCATGGTGACTGCTGGTATTCCTGAAGTTCCGGCAGATTGTTCTCGCAGTGTTCCAGGGCCATGTCCAAGGTCTGGTACCCTTGCTGGCGGAGAGAGTAAATGAGGTTGTCTTCCTGATATCGGTACAGTCTCTGTTCTCTGTTCTTGGGTGCTGTTGCGCCAGAGTCGTCCAGCTTGACGCTGAGCGTGTAGTAGCCGTCGGAGTAGGCAAGGTTGGCCACCGCGCTCTGCAGTAGTTCCAACAGCCTGTCGAGGACTTCGTTGTTGTGGGTGTCGGAGTTGTAATATTCTACGACTTTGTCGAACAGCTCATTTCCGAAGACAGGGGTGATGTATTTGGTCTCCGCAGCCGAAAGCGACGGCATCATGTTGTTGATGTTGAAGTTGACGGTCACCGGCAGGAACTTCTTCAGCTCATCGGCCTTGGTGTTGTTTTCCTTTTTGAAAAGTCTGGGTTGCATGGCTTCTGTTTTTTTATGAGATTTTCTCCTCTGTGGAATGGCCTTTGTCGAGTGTTGTGAGCAGCAGGTTGCGGTATTTAATGTCAATGTTCTTGTGTCCGTTGAACCGAAGCATGGTCTCCACGGGGTCGAGCACCAGCTGCCGCTCGAAATGGTTTAGGATCACGCTTACCATGAAGGCCTCGCGGATGTCGGAGCCGCTGCCGCTGTTTCCGGCGTATGCCCCTCCTGGCATACCTGCGCCGAAGACCGCTGGATTGATCATCAGCGAGAAGAGGATTTCGGAGTTCGCTGCCACGCTGGTCATCAGCTTTTCGTCTGCGCTTGAATTGTTTTCCATCTTATTTACCTCCCATTTTCCGTCTCCGCGGCCTTGTGTGTCGTCAAGATACGGCGTGAAGAAACCCTTGTTTGCGTTTTCCACGGAGCAGAGGCTCTTTTCGAGGTCCGTCATCCATTCGTTGATTGCATTGTCGCGTTCTTCCGGTGTCATTGATGCGTATTTCTCCTCGCTGAATTTCATTTCAATGTAGGAGTACGGCACATTCACGTGCCACATCAGCGACATTGCGTTGGTGTAGATGGTCTTCAGGAATTTCGGCACGTCGCGGTACACGTCTATCCATCCGGATTTCTTCACTGCGTCCCATGCCGGACGTGCATAGTAGTCGTTGTTGGAGAAGTAGTTTTTCAGGCGAGGGAACGCTATCGCGTTCTTTCCTTTCAGTTTGTTCGTGTCCCTGCGCCATTCGAGGTCTTCCAGCGGGTTCTTTTCGTCAAGCATCGGAATTACCCAGGCCGTTTTGTCCGGGCTGCTGTTCTCGAAGTCGTTGTACACGAGCAGTTTGTCTTTGTTCATGCTCATGCGGCAGTGCCGTGCGTTGATGGTGTCCACCCTGACGATTTTGTCGCCTCCGTTGTTGAATACCAGGATGGTGAATGCGTTGCCGAACTTGAACAGGTCGCGCAATGCTTCGGAGTGATGCTGGCGGAACCAATAGCTGTTGAGCATCCTGATGACCTCTATGTCGTTGTACGGCTCGTATATCTCCTTGAATTTGTCGTCGATGCCCTTGATGGTGACGGGTACGACGCCGCTGCCAGCGCATGTGCGGCAACGGTAGTCGATGCCGGTGTTAAGCACGCCGATGGAGCCTACCAGCTTTGCGCTTTCGTCCGGCCAGTTGTTGTCTTCGCCCCAGTTTACGTATTTTGTCTTCTTGTATTCGAACCAGTTCTCTGTTTTCTCGGTCGTCGCGGTCTTCTCCTTGGAGTTTCTGTCGTCGTATGCGGTGAACACAGCGGTCTTGCCGACGAAGGCTAGCGGTATTGACTTGTTGTTGGTGAGGATATTTGTCATAGTTTACAGTATTACTCGTTGTTCGTTGAATGTTCTGATGAAGTCTATGCGGACTGGTATCGGGTGCCCGACCGGCATTCCGTGGATGTTGTACTCCTGGATGCCTCGCATACGGTTCGCTGTCATGTCCATCTTCAGGCCGCAGGTCTGCGCCCGCTGGATGAACTTCACCTCCCCTTTCCGTGTATAGAATGATATGGAGAAGAATACGGGGTGCCCTGCGGCGTCCTTGATCTCCATTTCCTTCAGTGCCATTGCACGTTTGATGATATTCATGTCGTTAATTTTTCGGCAAAATTACTTCGGTTCGTCCGTTCGGGTTGGGACATAAAAAAAGGCACCGCCGTGTGGCGGTGCCTTGGTATTTCCGGATTGGTTGTCATCCTGTGTCGTATGGTTCCACGATGCTCTCCCTGCAGAGTCTTGTGGGCAGCACGGGCATCATGAAGTCGAAGCGGTCGAGATAAACGTGAGTGTCTTGCATGAGTGTGATGTCCGGCAGTCTGATCCTGCGGATATCGAGGATTCTATATGGTCCGTATAGTGTGGGCGGCAGCTCGGCGATCACGTTGTAATAGACCATGTCGCCTGGTATCGCCTTCGAAGCTGTGCCGTGCGCATCAACGCCTATCTGAACTGACTGTAGCTTCTCTCCGAATGCCGGGGAGTAGAATCTGAAGTATTGTTGCGCTGTTTCTCTCTCGTATGGTTCGGGGTGTATGATGCGCACCCCGTCCATCGGTACCCGTCCACTTCCGATTTTCCCGTCCAACTGCATCCGTCCACTTTTGCTTTTCCCGTCCAACTGTACCCGTCCACTTCTGTTTTTCCCGTCCATCGGCACCCGTCCACTTTTGCTTTGCGCGTCCACCGGTACCCGTCCACTTTTGCTTATCGCGGCCACAGGCATCCGTCCACTTTCGCTTTTCCTGATGGTGACTGTTTCCATATTTTTCTGTTTTTTGCTCTTGTTTTTGTCTGCTTTTGTAATCCCTATCACTGCGATGTCGCATTTTTTGCCCATGGCTTTCTCTGCCGCTCTCGCTGTCGTTCCTGTGTCGTATACATTGTCGATGAGAACGTGTCTTTTTCCTTTCGTCGGTCTGTATTGTTTCCAGAATTTCGGTTCTGTCGGCTTTTTCCCTTCTCTTTTCGTTTCGCACAGTCCGTTCCTTGTTTCACCGCGCAGGCAGTTCTCGACTTCGAATCCTCTTTTCATCGCTATCCTTATCGCCAGCATCAGCGTGTACGCCGCATATCCGAACCTTCCCGGCATCGGCACCAGCACGCTGTTTTCCGGCAGTATCGATGACAGGGCTTCCGCCGCTTCGTCAAGGGCTTTAAGGTTTCCCTCTTTGACTTTGCGGCATAGTCTCCGCGTTTCTTTGTAACTGCCTGCGTTGTGGATTTTCATATCATGCCTTCTTCAGCGAACGAGAAGTATTTTTGTTCCGTCATAATGATGTGGTCCACAAGGCTGATTGAAAACAATTCCAATGCGTTTTTGATTTTGTTCGTCAGCGACTTGTCTGCTCTGCTTGGAATCGTCGATCCGCTCGGATGGTTGTGGATGAGGATTATCTGTGTGGCCAGGGTGTCGAGAGCCGCTTTGCACACCAGTCTTGCGTCCATGGGTGTCTCCGTCACGCCGCCTTGCGATATCTTCATCCATCCGATGACCATTCCGGCGTTGTTTATCATGATTATGAAGCACGATTCGTATATTTTGATGTCTTCGTGGTAGAACTGCATCGCGTATTTGTATGCGTCCTTCGATGTCTTGATTTCGGTTTCCTCGAATCTTTCGATTTGTCTTGCTCTTAATTCGTATTTGTATGATTCCATCCTTTTTTTGCCTGTGTTATCCTCTTGGCCCGTGAGTTTTGGTTGAAATTTGAAAGCACTGGATACGTGTCGTGCGCAACCTTGTGTTTTTAAAGTATGTATCTGTCAAGATATTCGTTCATTGCGCAGTTCTGCGGCAGCACGTTGGGGATTTCCATCCTGTCTGCTTTGTACAGTTCTGTCGCCGTGTTGTAGATGTCCCACAGTGTCACAAAGTCCTGCTCCTTCTGCTTGATTAGCAGCGCTTCGGTGAACAGGTTGATCTGTGTCTGGCTCAGCGGGTAGGTTTCCCGGATGCGGATTGTCTGGTTGGAGCTGTCGTGCGCCACCCTGATTGCTGTCAGTTCGCCAATGATCTGCAGGATTTTTCCCGGGTTCATTATCGTGCTTCGCATTCTGTTGATTCGTTCCTGCTCTTCGGTGATGATGTGACCGCTTTTGGCCATCCAGCTGTCCACTTCGTCGTGGATTTGGTTCATGTCCCTTTTGTTCCTGCCGTAGTTGGATATGATTCTGTCGGCGCCGAGTATGCACTGGTTGTGGCAGATTTTCACCATTGTTCCGAATCCCACTTGGATGCCGTCCTGGTGGAACGCGATGGCAAGGTTCGACGTGAATTCCTCGGTGTCGTAGTCGAGGATTCTGATGTTGGCGTACACTCTTCTGAGCACGTACGCTTCCACCGCCTTGTATCCGTATCTTTTCTCCACCTCTGGGAGCCTCACGACTCCCGGTTGTGACTTGTCTCTGTTCTGTGCTGCGAAGATTTCCTCTATCTGCATTTTCAGTCCGTGCTTTGCAGCTATGTCTCTGCACATCTCTATCACCTGCCAATGGTACATTCCTTTGAGCGGGTATCCGAGCGTGTCGTTTTCCTCGTGTGTGCGTTTCAGCTGCTCCAGCGTTAACGTCTGAACCTTTGCCTTCTCGAAGTCGAGAAATTCTGTGTTTTGGGTTTGAATCTGTTCCATTTTTTTTTGTTTTTTTTGTTTGAAATTCGTTTTTTTTCCTTTTTTTTATGCACATGTCGCTTTTTGTGATTCTCCTATAAGCCTGTCAAGCCCTTCTTTCACATATTCGTTGATTTTTGCGCTGAGGCCTGGCATTAGGATGGTGATGTCGCAGCTTTCCTTGAAGGATTTCATTTTCATGATCCCCTTCCATTCCTTTGTGGTACCTGCTCTCGGAACTGTCATGTCCTCTATCATCTCCTCGATTTCAATCCTGTCCATCTTGCCGGTCTGTTGCGCTATCCCGAGTATTATTTCCGCCACTCTCGCTTGTGCGTAGTCTTGGCAGTAAAGTTTCTGTTTGTCCTTGAACTCGAAAGCCTTTCGTCTTTCTTCGTTCGATTTCCACTTTCGTTCTTTGTCCGCATACCAGCTTATCTTGATGGCGCATTCTATCAGCGCTTCTCTTTTTGTCATGGCGATTATCCAGCATAGCTCGTCAATTTCGCTTTCGGAGGCGTTCCTCTCCGAATAAGTTTTCCTTATATCTGCCGACCACCTTTCCGCTCCTTCGTTGCGGGTGTCTGACCAGAATTTTCCTCCGGCTATTCTGCACACTCTCGCCATCACCTTCTTGTCAAGCTCTTTTTTTACTTCCTCGGGTCTGTCCGTGTCGATGTATTTCCCGACTCCGTATCTTTCCCTCAGCCATCCGTCTATGTCCGACAGGTTTTTGTTCATTTCGCTGATTTTGAAGTATATCTCACCGTAGTTTTCGATGATGCTGTCCCTTTTTTCAGACAACATCACTATCTTTTGGGTTTTCTTCTCTCCGAAGACTTTCGGAGCCCATTCCTTGAATTTTTTCATTTTTTCCATTGCAGTCTCCTTTCTTCAAGTCATCTTTTGTGGAATCCCACTTTCGGTTCATTCTCTTCCAGAGATTTGTAGAAGCGCGCCAGCGATTCCTTGAGTTCTTTCCACTCCTCGTGCATGATCTGCTCTCTCTTCTCGTGCCTCACTGCTATCACTGTCGCCGCGTTGATGACGCTGTTCGCTGATTCTTTCATGTTCATATCTCAGTATTTTATAAATGACAAAGGGGAAGGATTTCTCCTTCCCCTTCTCAGTCTTTATTTCAGCAGTTCTTCTTCAAGGCTTTCCAGTTTTGCTTCGATGCGCACGTCCAGCCATTCGCAGAACTCCATCAGGATTTCCCGGTTGCTGATGCTGAAGATATCTTTGAATTCCGGGTTGTATCCGATTTTCTCAAGTTTTTTGATAGTGAGCTTGCAGAAGTCAACCTCGAAGTCTTTGGATTTCGAGAGCTTATCCTGAAGATCTTTGATGATGTTTCGTGCATTGATGAACTGTTGGCGTTTTCTCGCCGCTTCCTGCTTCTCCTCGCCCTCTTTGAGAATCATTTCGATCATCCGGTTTTTCTCCGCAGCGTCGATGGTCTTTACTGTAGGTTTGGTTTCCGGCTTTGCTTCGGGTGTCATTTCGGCCACCTTTGAGTTTGCCGCGGCTTCGTTGGTGACGGCCTTCTTGGTTTCGATGTTGTTGTTTCCGTTGGTCTTGGTTTCGACGTTGTTGTTTCCGTTGGTCTTGGTTTCGACGTTGTTGTTCTTTGTCATAATCTTTTTCGCCTGTGTTATCCTCTCGGCTCTTGAGTTTTTGTTAGACTTTTTTTTGTTGTTACTTTCAGTTTGCCGCGCCCGAAATCGTTCGCGGGCGGCTGGCGCGTGCGCCTGCCCGCTGCTGTTGGTGTCCGCCCTGCGGCGGTTTTCGGTTCTTCCCGATACTGGCGGCCTTGCGGTTCCCGCCGTGCCACCGTGCCGCACTTCTCGCGGTGGCTTCTTTGTTGTCTCGATGCGGTTTCAGTCATTCAAGGAACGGACCCGAAAAAAATCGGGTGGGGTCGTGGCGGGGTCCTGGTACACTCTATGTTTCTTTTTGCTTCTTTACTGCTTTAGTTGTCCGGTGCTTTTCCCGCTTTCGCCGTTGTCGTTGGGTGTCGGTGTGTTCCTCAACCCCTCAACAATGCACAAATATACAATTTTTTTTGATTCCGTCAACACGAAATCAAAAATATTTTTTATTTTTTCGTCTGATATTGTCAACACATAATCAAAAAATCGTATTTTTGCCGCCTAATTTTCATTGTTATGGACGAAAAAAAAGTTTCTGAAAAAAAAGCCTCCCGCGGTGGTCGCCGCGAAAATGCGGGTCGTAAAGCCCCCGACGGAAAAAAGGCGGTCGGCTTGAACATCCGAACTACTCCCGATTTTCGCAGAAAATTGAAAGAGTTGGCGCAAAATGAAAAAATGAGTGTTTCGGATTTCGTGCGGTATCTCGTCACCTGTTACGAGGGGCGGCAAAATCAATGATTCGGTCGGGCGCGGCTTTCACGGCTTCGCCCGTTTTCGTTTTTGTCGTGTTTTTTGGTGATTGTTATTTTATGGGTTTGCAACTCCTTTAAAGTCAATCCGAAAAGCTCGGCGCATTGTTGCGCCGATACTTCTGTTTTTGAAGTCGCCCGCCTCACGCCCTACCGAGCGGGGCGCGCGCCCCCTCCCGAAAACACGCAAATATGAGAGGCCGCACAGCGTCACACAGCAGCCGCCACAGTGTCAGACACGGCGGGACGCGCCCCGATGGAGCGACACCGCCGACACCCGACACGGACGGACACCCCGCCCCGATGGAGCGACACCGCCGACACCCGACACGGACGGACACCCCGCCCCGATGGAGCGACACCACCGACACCCGACACGGACGGACAAAACAAAATAATATAAATACTTTATTTTCAGCTTGTTACAAAATCAATCATTTATAATGCATTGATATTCAGTGTATTACAAAACACATAAAATGTAGTATCCAATTTTTGCACCGAAACGGCGATTTTGCGCGACTTGTTGATAATCAATAAGTTATAAAGCATTGTAATTTATTGATTATCAGTAAATTACAACAACGAACGCGGATTTTTGCAGGAATGACACCCACAGCAACGACACACGAATTTTTTTTATGCTGTTTGTTTATAACTTATTGTATTACAGACAGATAGAACGATTAAAAGAATAAAAATATTTTTGATTATGTGTTGACAGTATCAAATAAAATACTATCTTTGTAGTGGGTTGATACAACGACAGCCCGCCCGCGTTCATTGACATACTGACAGAGCGACACCCAATTTTTTCAATATATCAAATTTTCCTTTAAAGTCTTGGGGGTGTGTGGACTAACCCCTTTATATTATGTGTAATTATAGCGCATCAGTAGCAACAGCAAAGAAGAGCAACAGCAACGCACGTTTAAACAACCTGCAGGCGGTGACCAACGCCGCCCGCCGCGCCCACAAAGGCGTTACAACTAATGAGGCTATCGCCCTTTATTGTGGCGTGAACTTCCGCAACCTGCGAAGCTACAAACAATGTACCGAGGAATTGAACCTATCAGCGGAGACCATCCACCAATTACCAACCATTGATATTTGGGGCGCAAATAGCGATGCATGGGTCGCGAAATCGGGGGCGGCTAAGTTCTACCCCCGCGCCGCTTTCGACTGCACCGAGATATTAAAACAGCGGGAGCAGGAAGCCACCGCCGAGGAAATCGGGCGGGATTACGTGGAAGCACTGGAGGAAACAGGGCGGATAACTTCAGAGGAAGCCGCCGCGATGACCGCCGCCCCCGCCGAGGAGCAGAAGAAGCCCCGCCGCCGTTCCAAGGCGGCAAAGGTGGAGACAGCCCCCGCGATGGTAGCCGAAACCGAGGACGATTTGCCGTTCTAATCCGTTGCGGTGGTCGGGAATCAACCCCCGACCACCGCAACCCGCCCACCTCACGGGCGGTCCGCCAGGACCTTGCCCGTGAGGTACAGACATAAAAAATTCCTTTCAAAAAATTAAACGCGTGCGAAAATTTTGTATCTTTGCGCATTATTTCAAACAACAAAAACTGAAGAGCCGACAGGATAAAACAGGCAACAGACTATGACAAAAAACATCGACAGCAGAACAGTGGTGGCCTTCCATATCGGACGCGGAGGCCGGTTCCACAACCCGGGGCACAAGGAGTACAAAGGCGAAATCAATTTCCTCAAGCTCTGCAATTCCCAGACACAATATCTTTACAAGGTCAACAGAGACAGCAACGGGCGCTTTTGCCGCCCATACCTGGTCGATGCCGGAGGAAACACGGCCGTTACTCCGGAAGACTACGGCCAGGAAGTCGGGGTCATCAACTACGACTATGACTATGACACTTGGGTGTGCCAGT